CGATGGAGACCGGTGCTCTTCCCGAATGAGCTAAGACGGCATGAAAAAAGCGCCCCTGCCCGGATGGGCAAAGACGCTCGTGGTATTTGGTTGTTAGTCCCAGTCAGCATAGTGCTGACACTTGAGGCAGCTTTTGTGGGCTTCATCCCAGCTGCAAGGCGGGGTCTTTTCAGGCGGTAGCATCAGGCTGTCGTTGCCGATGTTTGAAATGTCCCAGCAAAGGCCGTCTGCGATTTTGTGGTTAAAAATCGGGCAGAAAACCTGCGGGTCAGAAATCGGAGTTGTATTAAAAGCCATGCTGTTTCATCACCTCGACGATTTGTTTCCCAGCATCGTCCAGCCAGCCTACCGTACCGATAGAACCATCTTGCCGGATGACAATGAAACCTTTTTCAGAATAATAAGCGTGCTGTGTACCGTTGCGCTGGCTGATTGCGAGAATGGCGTGTTCAGCAAGTTCATTGGCCTGCGCAAGGTTGATCTGCCGTTTTCCCATTTGCTCGATAGCGTGGCCCTCAAAACTTAGGGTGTTTGGCAACGCAGGAGGGGTAACAGCAGTTCCGGTCAATTTGATTTTACCAGATTGACGCAACGCCGTCAAATCGTTGTTAACAGCATCCAGTCGCTCTTGCCGTTTCGCCGCCCAGCTTGCCTTACTGCTGGCGCTCCTGCCAAACCCCGCCACACTGGTGCGGGCACTGTCCACTCTGCCGCCGGTGGCCCGAGTGAAGTCAGCCAGCTCCTGACGGGCCTGCCGGAGTTTTACGGCACTGGCGGTGTTATCCACCCCGGCCTCTGTTTCGGCCAGATACCGGCGCTTATACTTGCGCACGGTGCGCTCCCGGGCCCGCTGCATCTGGCTGATCTCGTACCGGGTGTATCTGCCGCCGTTGTACTCGATGTCCCGGGCGTCGAGCTTTTCAAGGCTCTCCTGCGTCCAGGCCGGCGGTGCGCCCAGCTCCGGGAAGATGGCGAAAAAGGTGTGGCGGCAGTTCCAGCCGCAAAGTCCAGCCCCAGTGCTGTAGCCGGTGGCGGCTTCAAAGTCCGGGTAATGTTTGCCCATGTAGTCCACAGCGCCGCCACGGTGGAACTGCCTGCCCTGCCACTCAGCGTGGGAAGGCCGAGCACCGCCGTGGGCCGTGGTCTCGAAGAACTCCACCCCCATCTCGTCGGCCCGGGCTACCTGCAGCTTTGCGGCGGTCTGATTCACGCCAGTAAGCACAGCCCGGCGGGCGGCTACTTCCAGCGTATCCCGGTGACCGGTGGGATAGGTAACATACTTCATGGTGTCAGCCAGGCTGTCCACCGCACTCTTGACGGCGCTCTTGTAGTCGAACGCACCGCTGCTCACCTTGAGATGCGCACGGTCGAGGGCGGCTTCAAATTGGCCGCTGACGGTGTTGGCTGTGGTGGCAGTCAGGTTCGCAAAGGTTCCGGCGGTCTGCTGGTAACCCGCATTGAGCAGAGCCTGCAGGGTCTCGTTCTCCGCAAAGGGGGTGGGACTTAGTCCGTAGTGGTAGTAGATCTCGTCCTCGGCTTCCATGGCCCGGGTAGCGGCTTGCTGCATGAGCCGCCGGATCTCGGCCTCGCTCTTGCCGGTGTAGCGGGCCAGCTTCTTCACCACGTCCTGTCGGACAGCTTCCACCTGCTGGTATCGCCAGAGCTGCCAGTTGGCTGTCGGCGTCAAGGTCTCCATTTTCCGGATGCGCCGGGCCACGTCCCGCAGGATATCGTCCTCTACCTGCTGCCAGAGCAGCACCAGCCGGTCGGGGGCGTGGTCGAGATAGTCCGGGGTCAGCATCAGCCGCCCCCGCCGAAGCTCAGCTCAGGCTGCCGGTTCTCGTCAGCGGCTTCCTGCGCCAGCTTGCGGGCATCCTCTTCACTGATCCCGTACCGAGCGGCCAGATACTTGTACCGGGGCAAAAGGCCGCTCAGAGCATCTTCCCGCATTTGGGTCATCCGGGTCTCTGCATCGGTGATGTAACTATCATCCCAATCCACACTGAGTGCAGTGTCCGGGTCAACGTCCGCTTGCTGTAGGTTTTTAGCGGCCCATAAGATCGCCCGAACAATGGAGATCAGTGCGCCTTCGATGGGGATCTGGTTTTTGTTTGCGCTTTGCACCAGATCCTGCCGGCTGCCGTTGTACTCGGTGGCCGTGGTGACCTTGCCCAGCTCAAAGTTGTACCGATGACAGCCAAGGCCGCACTTGAAGCTGAACAGATCCAGCATATCCTGTACGGCTTTGTGGTTCTGCTCCACCCGCAGGTCAGGGTTGTACTCGTGATACTCGCTGGGTTGATCGAGACTGCCCGCCTTTTCCGGCAGAGTGACAAATTGGCTTACTACATCATCGTCCGGCGGGATGGCGTGCTCTGCGCCGTCTTTGTCCACGACCTTCCGGCAGATATCCGCAGAGTAGAAGATCTTTTTGTGGCCCAGCCGGATATCTTCCCGGTAGTTGTCAAAAGCCAGGTCGATGCCTTGCGCCTCGGCCAGCGCTTCGGCGAAAACGCTCATGCCGAGGCCATCACCGCCAGGGATGTTTTTGACTGCTGCCGGGCTGAACAGGGCAAACCAGGGCGGCGAGCCAGTTACCGTGATGCTCTCCACCATGCCCGGCGGGGCAGGCATCTTGCGGAAGTCAGGCACTCCAGAAACCAAGCCGGACGTCCGGAACCACTCGTTGCGGATGGTTCTCCGGGTCTCGTTGCCGGTGTGTGTCTGTAAGTATACTGCGGGCTTGCCGTCTATCCTGCACTCGGAGACAAACGCCGCTTCTGTGACGACGCCACGCTCTACTCGCAGCGGCAGGATACAGCTGGCAGGGTCGTAGTCCAGCTGCAGCCGGGTCTCCGGGCCTGGGACCGCTTTCCCGTTCACGACGGTCAGGTTCTCAGCACTCAGCACAAATGCCCCGGTGCCGGACCAATACGCCTGCTCTACCAGAGCATTGGCGTTGCGCCAGAAGTGCAGCTCCCGAAGCAGACCACCCACCTGCTGCTCATCGTCGCCCAGCAGATACCGGGCGGTGTCAGCGTCCTTGATCTGGAAGGTAGTGCGGTCATTCAGCAATAGGTTTGCCCAGTCCTCGCAGACCCGCTTGGGCATCCGCAGGGATGCCAGCCGGCGTTTTTTTGCACCGCCTGCATACTCTGCTGTGCGGGTGTGTACGCCAGGCACTTCCCCCTGCCACCATTGCCGCCAGGTCTCGATCTGTCCATAGTAAGCAGGGTCCAGTTCCCAGCCTCTGGTCTTGTGCAGATAATCCAGGAATGCAGTGATATTCATGTGTTTGTCAGCCTCTTAAAATCTCGCTCAATGGTGTACTCAAACGCATCCAGCGTGTCGATGTCGGTGCTGCCATCATCCAGACGCTCGTCTACTCCCGGATGTTTGCCGCTCCATAGAGCCGTAGCCAGGGCATCCCGGAGGGTGGCAGCCTCCGGCAGCAGCCAGAACCGCCCACCTCCCATCAGGATGCAGGTGAGGCGGATGCGGTCATTGATGCGGATCTTTGCGCTGTTCTCCACCCGGTCGGCCAGCCAGCTCAGTTTACAGCGCCGGAGCCGGGTCCGGATGTGGTTGATCAGCGTCTGTTCAGCGCTGTCGCAGAAGATATACTGGATCTCGCCCCAGCGGGAAAAGACGGCAATACAGAAATCGATCAGCTTGTCGGCCAGGAAATCCGCATCCTGCGCCACAGGCTCGATGCGCTGGGATGCCAGCCCCACCACGCCCGAATACCCCGGCAGGATAGCGGTTGCCACAAAGGCGTGTTTGGAGCCGTTGCCGCCAAAGTCCACGCCGATGCGTACCCGCCACGGAGCCAGCGGCTTGTCCGCAGGCCAGAAAAAACGCCCATCTCCGGCGGCAAGGCTGTCGGCCAGCAGGCGGTAGATGACTCCATTGGCGGCTGTCCACTTGCCCAGGATAAAACGATTGTAATAAACGGTTCCGGCATACTCCTGTTTCAGATTTGCCACGAAGTCTGGCGGCAGAGTGGGATTGTCGTCAATGGTATAGGCCTGGCAGTAGATGTCTGCACCGCTGTCCAAAAAGCGCTTGAACCAATGCTGCGGATTATCTGGGTTACAGGTGCCATCAAAATGGCTGTGCGGGCAGGAAAGCCGGCTTTTCAGCATCTGAAACACGCCCTCATCCCAGGTGGTGATCTCATCCCCATAGGCATACTCAAACGCAGCACCCTGGATGCGGGCAATGTGTTTTTTGTTGTCGGCTCCCAGAACATAGACCTTGCGGCCAAACAGCTGCACGACATTGCCGGATGCAGAGGTGCGCACGATGCCCACCAGATCCGCCCCCCACAAGCTGCGCATAGGCTCCAGCACATTGCGCTCCAGTGTGCCTAAAGTGTTGCCCAGCATCACGCACAGCCCTTCGCCGCGGGACGCCAGCAGACGCTTCGGGATGGTCACAGCGCAGTCAAGATAGGTCTTGCCGGAGCGGGTCGCGCCGGTCTTGACATTCCAACGGTGATTGCAGTTGCGCAGATATTCCTGCTGAAATTCAGTCAATGGCACTGTCCACGCCTCCCAGAAGTTCCTTCGCTTTTGCCAGAGCATCTGCGGCGGGGTCTTTCTCGGAAGTGTCCTTGTACATCCCGAGGTGTTTGCCCAGCAGGTCGAGCGCGCGGAGCTTGTCGGCCAGCTTCACTTCCTGCTCAAGCCCATCCTCGCCGAACGTCTTGACCTTGACGGACTGCACAGCGGCAAGGTCATCGTGGCTGGCATCGGATTTGAGAGAGGCGGTCTTGGGGTCGATGAGGTCAGCGGCGTTGACAAAGGCAATCTTTGCCAGCTCGCGCACCACCCGGTCAGTAGATACACCGGTGCGGCGACTCTGCTCAGCCTGAAGCTGGGCGATGAGCTTCTGAACTCCAACATTCTCCAACAATCGCGGCCCCACGGTCTTGGCACTTGCTGGGGAATATCCGGCGCGGATGGCCGCTTGGGTCGCATTCAAATCGACCATGTATTCTTCGCAGAATCGTGCCTGCTTGTCGGTCATCCTCACCACCTCTCCTGCACAAAAATGGAGCAGCCGGGAGGGTGCGGCCCTCCGTCCGTCTGGTCACGCCAGCGCTCTTGCGGCTGAGCTACGGCTGCATAAAAAATCCCCGCACATTTCTGTGCAGGGTGATTGACGCACATCCGGTGGGGTATCCTTGAACCCACTGCGGATTCCGGGGCCTCCGGTGGTGTGCCGGACTCTCACGGGGAGAAGGAGGGACTCCCATCCGGCACGCCAGCCCCAAGCGGTTTCGCAGGCCATGCGCCAGGCTGTTGCTGCGGCGGGGCGCAGCGTCATGGTGCCGCCCTTGGAATCGAACCAGCCGTGTCTGGTCACACGCGCCGCGCACCAAATTGCGCTCAGGCGGCATAATAGAAGCAGCCCGCACACCATGCGGTCAAACAGGGAGGACATGGTGCGGAGGCTGCGTGTATCGGGTGGCCTTTCCGGCTCTGCCGATGGTATCATTTTACACCGGAAGAGAGTGAACGCACAATGAACGGATACTGCACAGTTTCAGAGCTTCAGGTGTTCAATGGCCCGGCGGCGCAGGGCGAAAATGCCACGGGAAGTGAAATTCATGTCTGCGGCTACCTGCTCCCATTTCAGGCAGTCCAGATAGTATTTGCGAAGAGCGCAGTATTCGGCGGAGTCCAGCTGCACAAGCACGGCATCGATCTCCGCAAACAGGGCATCAAGAACTGCCAGTTGCGCGTAGGCGCGGCGCTCAGCCTCTTCCTGACGCTCCACTGCGCGGGCGAGACTCTGCCCATCTTTGCTGCCTCCCGGCGCAGCGCTGAGATTCTGGGTAATGTGCCGGGCGGCTTCCTGTGCCTCTGCCAGCCGGTAGGAGAGCCGCTGGTAGAGCTTTTCGGCTTCCCGATAGCGGGAGAGCCAGCTTATCTTTTCCTCGTAGGTCATGCCAGCTCCTCCACCTGCACGAACACGCCGCAGATGTCGGCCCAGAACTTCTCGACGATCTCGCTGCACACCTGGGCGTCATCATGCCAGAAGTGCAGGCGGGTCATCTCGTCCTTGAGGGCTTTTTCCAGGTTGTCGGTGTCCGGTTTTGAGGTGCGCCACGCACCAACTGCGTGACGGCCGTCAGCAGGAAAACACCACTTGACCAGCAGACGCACCGGACGGCCTGCCGGGATGGGCTTCTCAGGGGCGTGGGGCGCAAGGTAGGCGTGCAGCTTGGCACGGGCAGCTTTCAGTTCAGAGCTGTCATGCAGCACGGCGCAGGGCTTGCCACCCTTCATGTAGGCGTGGATCTGCTTTGCGTTGTGGGTCGTCGTAGGTGGTTTCATGGGAATAAAAAATTGTGTGTGCATAGTGTATCTCCTGTTTTCTTTTTCTTCAGCTGCGCCAACGTGATGGGGAGGGATACCCGGATGGATGGGGGCCGTGTTCGCCCCATCCTCCGGGATACCCCATCACACAAATGCATTGTAGCTATTATATATAGGCTATTTTGCAATGCATTTTTTGCAGTTATAGCGGCTATAACTGCAATTTTGCGGCGTTTGTTGTCGTGCGATATAGCGGCTATAACTGCAATTTTAATGCGGCTGGTAAACGTTGAATATACAATTTGTTTATCCGCAGCAGCCAGGTTCTTTGCGGCCGATCTTTTCACCATCGATCCAAAAACGTCCATCTGCCTTCAATCGGCTTTTAACGGTGCGAGGTTTCAAGTCCATATATTCCGCCAGTGCGTAGATGGTGGCCGCACCATCCATGGTACAGGCTTCATAGGCGGTGTCTAATTCGGCTTTTTTGTCTCGAGCCAATTTTTCTTTGTCCCCCCAGCGTTTTGCGGCACCACGACTGCCAAGGGTCTTGAAGTCATTTTCCGGCTGCAAATCCTCCAAAAGACCGCTGTCTGGCTTATGGATCGGATAATCAAACCAGAGATTTACCGGATCAAAGCGAGCAAACTCGCGCAGCGTTCCTTCGATCCGCCAGGCTGTCATGCCGTCTGCCTTCTTTTCGGCGGCAGCGATCTCTGCGTCAATGGCGCGCAGGTCTGCAAGCCCCAGGTATTCCTTTGCAAGAGCCAGCATTCTGTGGCGGCTGAATGCATCGTCCGGACCATAGACATCGGTGTGACCGCGCTTGTCCAACATGGCTCGGAGGACCTGGCATGCTGCCTTGGTGCGCAGCTGCTCCCGGATAGCCTCGGTAGGGATCAGTTCGGTCATGTCCAGCATAGCATCCGGGTCACGGGCAAACACACCGGAGCCGGACGCTCTATCCATGCTGCGTTTGCCGCCCTGGGCACCCTTGGAGTGGTGGTGACAGTAGATCACGGCGCAATCCAGCGCTCGACAGACAAGGTCGAATTGGTTGCAAAACTTCGCCATTTGATCTGCACTGTTCTCGTCACCCGTAATGACTTTGTAGATCGGGTCAAGGACAACCGCGGTATACCCTTTTTTCTGCGCCCGGCGGATCAGTTTTGGGGCAAGCTTGTCCATAGGCACAGATGCGCCACGCAGGTTCCAGATGTCGATGTTCGTCAGGTTGTCCGGCGGATAACTCAGGGCTGTGTATACATCTTTGAAGCGGTGCAGGCAGGATGCCCTGTCCAGCTCCAGGTTGATGTACAGCACTTTGCCCTGCGCACAGGGGAACTGACCCAGCCACGGTCTGCCCTCGGCCAGAGAGATGCATAACTCAATGAGGGCAAAGCTCTTGCCCGCCTTGCTGGGGCCTGCCAGCAGCATCTTGTGACCCTTGCGCAGCACACCGGTGATGAGGGCATCGGCCAGCGGCGGCAGGTCGTCCCAGTCGTCAGCCAGACTTTCGGTTTCAGGCAGCTCATCGGTCTCGGCTTCCAGCCAGTCCCGCCACTCGTCCCAGCAGCTTTTGCCGATGTTGGTCTCCAGCAGGGTCTGCCGCTGACTGCCGCGCAGGATGCCAGGCATCCGGGAAAGGCGGCTGGGGTTGCGGTTCTGCTGGTCGAGGGTCAGACCATTCTTCTGGCAGGCGGCATAGAGGTAATCCACCCGCTTGCGGTATTCGGTGTAATCCGGGGCATCCACCTTGACGATGGCGTGGACGCTTTTGCCGCCGGAGTAGACCAGGGCGGCACAGGGCAGCTCCAGCTGCTTGATGATGGCCTGCTGTCTGCCCAGATCCATGTTGTCGCATTCCACCAGAGCGTAGCGGTAGGCGGTGATATTGGCATCCTTGCGGCCCGTTCCGTCCACCGGGTTGAAGCAGATCCACGCGCCCACCTCGGGGTCGCAGTCGCCCACCACCTTGCCGATGTCCCCGCCGCAGGTGTCCAGCTCTGCGATGAGCTGGCCTGCGGTGCGGTCCCAGCAGCCTCTGGTGGGGCGGCGGCGGTCGTCGGCCATGAAGCTCTCGGTCACATAGGCCACGTGCTCGTCCTGCTCAAAAAGAGCCTGCAGGTAGCGCCTGAGCTGGTCAACTGGGTCCCACTGCTCAGGCAGAGCCAGGTCGTGGGATTCCACCCACCGGGGGTCCACCAGCTGACCCTCCGTTCTGGAGGAGCCGGTGGTGAGCTCGTCGCCCCAGTCCAGCGCATGACCTGCCGGGCCGCTCCATCCGTGGCTGTAGGCCAGCTGGAAGATGCTGCTCTCGGTAACAGGCTTTGTGCTGCCGTGGAAGCTCTCCCACTTCCGGGCGCACTCGCCTTTGTGGTAGCGGCCCCCGTCCCGGGCGCTCCATGCCTCCCAGACGGTGACGGGCAGGCCTGCTTCCTTGAGGCCCATGCCCACCATCGTCCACTCCTCATAGGTCAGGGAGGCCGGGGAAATGAAGTCCAATGCTTCTTTGAGTTCGATCTCATCATTCATCTGCGTTACCATACATCCCATGCGGGCGTTTCAGGCGGGGCGGGCGGCGTATAGGTGCTTGGGGTAACACCCTTGGGGACACCTCGCCAGCCCTGGGCCGCAATGCGGTCGATCATGTGTTTGGCCTGCTCAAAACTCCATGTGCCCACATGCTGGAAGCCGTATTTTTCCAGACAGCGGATCTGTTTTGGTGTGGTGAGGCCTTCGTCCCGGCGCTTGTGCAGCCGGTCCAGCAAAAGGCTGGCCTTGCCTGCCGATTCCACTGCATCCGGCAGAATGCCCAGCTTTTCGAGGGCGGCGGTCTGCTGTTCGGTGGGTGGCCCGGCTTCCCAGCCAAAAGCCGGTACATAGCCGGACAGGTCCTCGGCCTGAATGCTCATTTCGTATTGGAGCGGGTCCACCAGCTTTGACTTTTTGCGGCGCTGTTCTGCCAGCTGCTTTGCAAGCGCTTCTTCACGCTGGGCCACCACGTCCTCGCAGGCCTGGGCGGCGGCTTCCTCGATGTCCTCAGGTACACCGGTCTCGGCCAGATTCTCGGTCATCTGCCGGGCCACGGCCCTGTCCTCGCACACAAGGTCTGCCGGGCGGCAGAGCTCGTGCTTGTCGGTCATCCACAGAAAGTCGAGGAGCAGCAGGTCTGCTTTTCCCTCAGAAAGCCGGGTCCCGCGTCCCACCATCTGGCTGTACAGGCTGCGGACTTTTGTTGGCCGAAGCACCACCACACAGTCCACACTGGGGCAGTCCCAGCCCTCGGTGAGCAGCATGGAGTTGCAGAGCACGTTGTACTTCCCGGCATCGAAGTCGGCCAGCACTTCCTTTCGGTCGGTGCTCTGGCCGTTGACCTCGGCGGCCTGTAACCCCTTGGCGTTGAGCAAATCCCGGAACTTCTGGCTGGTTTTGATGAGGGGCAGGAATACAACGGTTTTGCGGCCGGCGCAGCGGGAAGCCATCTCGGCAGCGATCTGCTCCAAATAGGGGTCCAGCGCTGTGCCCAGCTCTTTCACGGCATAATCTCCACCGCTTTGCCCTACGGAGGTGATGTCCAGCTGCAGCGGGATAGTCTGTGCCATGATCTTGCACAGATAGCCCTCTTTGATGGCATCGGTCAGCTTGTACTCGTAGGCCAGGCTGTCGAATACCTCGCCCAGGTTCCGCATGTCGCCGCGGTCGGGGGTGGCGGTCACACCCAGCACCTTTGCACTCTCGAAGTAGTCCAGGATGCGGCGGTAGCCGTCGGTGATTGCGTGGTGGGCCTCGTCAATGATGATGGTGCCGAAGTAGTCCCGGGGAAAGCGTTCCAGCCGGGCGGGCCGCTGCAGGGTCTGCACGCTGCCCACCACCACCCGGAACCAGCTGTTCAGGCAGGTGGATTCTGCCTTTTCCACGGCGCTGACAAGGCCGGTGGAACGCTGGAGCTTATCTGCCGCCTGCTCCAGCAGCTCGCCCCGGTGGGCCAGGATCAGTACCCGGTCCCCCGCACGGACCTGATCGGCGGCGACCGAAGCAAACACGATCGTTTTACCTGTGCCAGTAGGCAGCACAAGAAGGGTGCGGCGATGCCCGGACTCCCATTCAGCATGAATCTTATCCTTGGCACGCTGCTGGTAAGGTCTCAGCTCCTGTGCCATCAGAATGCCCCCTGTGTCCAGCCCTGTGAGGGTGCGGCCTTAGGTTCCGGCGGCGGCAGGAAGCGAGTGACCTCGTTGCTCTGGCCAGTTTCACCTGTGTGGGGGCCGCTCTGCTTGGTGTACTCCCGGATGCCCAGACGGCACCGGCCCCGGGCACCCACTACCTCGTTCCAGCGGGGGCGGAAGGTCTCTCCCCGCTTGCACTGCCCGATGCTCTCAAAAAATGCTCCCAGCAGCCCCTGGGTCTTTGTGTGCAGGTACAGCCGGTGGGTGACCGTGGCCTCCCCCTTTGCGCCGCCATCAATGCGGAGCGTCAGTTTTGCCATGGAGCAGGGCGGCAGTTTGGCGCCGCCCTCATAGCGGGCACGTTCCATGCTGATGACCTCAAAGGGGTACTCACCCTCCGGCAGCAGCACAAACTCCTGCTGTTCGTTGGTAAATTCGTCGTCCCAGCCGAATGCACGGCCATTGTTCATGTCATTCATAAGTAAGTTCTCCTTTAACATTGATTCATGGCTCCCCCTTTGGGGGAGCTCCGCAAGGCCCTGGCAAAGCCAGGCCGAAGCGGTGAGAGGGTCAAAACGGCAGGTCGCGGTTATCCAGCACCATCTGCAACACCTGCGGCCATGCGGCGATCAAGCACCCGTCCACAAAGTCGGAAGGATAACTGTGGATGGGCATATCTTTCGGGAAGTATCCCCGCTTGCCCACGACAGCTTGCAGTTCTTCCGGGGTGACATTGTTGGCGCTCATCAGCGGAGCCAGTTTTTCTGGTACGCCCAGTGCGATGAGATCGGGCGTAAGCAGAGCTTGGGGTACGATTTCAGGGGACTGTGGAGCCGGGATGGACAGGATATCGTCTTCGGCTTTTGATGCAGGCGCAGCAGACTGTGCAGGGGATTTCTGCTGCGTGCCGTGGGGAATGCAGGCAGCAATGCTGGCATAGTCGAACGGAATTTCTTCCGGTAGAGAAAAGCGGTTTTTTGCATCCCAGCAGGCATGATGTGTAGTGTATAGGACCCGTCTGCCGCCGCTGGCCTTATTCTTTGCATTGGCGCCGCTGCCGGATTTCTCCACCACTGTTTTGTAATTGGCGAACAGCAGCATATCACACCACTCCCGCAGCAGCGGGGCCACCTGCTTTGAGGTTTTCATGCTCCAGCGGTCATAATTGCCCACAGCGTCCGGCTGCTCAAATTTTGTGATGGCGGCATGGGCCAGGACGACCACATTGCACCCGCTGTTCAGGACCTCTTCCAATGCATCCAGGAGTTTTGCAAACTCCTCCTTTACATAGGTATACCCTTTGCCATAACCAAAATCTTCGATCCCGGTCACCTTCGCCTTGGCGCATACGGACTGGATGCACAACCGTTCCGCCCAGTCTGCTGTGTCGATGACCAGTGTGCCGCAGGGCACGCCGCCCCGGCGCACCTCTTCAATTTCGTCCAGCAGCATGGCCCAGCTGGTGGGCTGGGGGAGGCGTGCAACATTCAACCGCTTGGTCCCGCCTTCGGTGTCAATAAACACAGGGTCGGGAAACTGGGCGGCAAAAGTGCTCTTGCCGATGCCCTCAGGTCCGTACAGTACAGCCTTGACAGGTGCGGACTGCACGCCAGATGTCACTGCATACTTACTCATTTAAAACGCTCCTTTCGTCCAGCTCTTGGCGGGCTGGGTCTGTTCCGGGACGATAGGCGGTTCGTCACTCTTGACCATTCCGTCCTCAATGATGATCTGACATTCGCTGCCGGTGGAAACGCGGGTGGCAATGACCTGCAGCCCTTCGGCCTCCAGCCATGCGGAGAATTCTTGCAGGGTAGCAAGATCCATCTGCTCCAGCTTGTCCATCAGAACAAACCCGCAGTTCGGGTTCAGGCGGCGAACGATGGCGGCAGAGACCCGCAGCTGGTCACTGCCGGACATATCCCGCCAGTGTTTGCCGTTGTAAGTCAGCACGCCATCCTCCACACTAAGCCCTGGCAGGGGCAGACCAGCACCGTTCAGCAGGGCCATGCGGTCGGCCCGCTTCTGGGTGATGGCTTCGGTCAGCTGGTCGTACTCGTCGGCGTACCGTGCAGCCTCGTCCTCAGCGCGGGATTTTTCAAGGTTGGCCCGAACTTTCCGGTTGGTCTCCTCGATGTTGCGGATGGCAGCTTCCAGCTCGGCAGTGGATTCATCCCTTAGCTGTTCGGCAGACTTCTGAGCCTCCTGAAGATCATCCTGGGCGGCACTCAGCTCATGTTCTGCAATGCTCAGCTCACGTCTCAAGGTCTGCACACGTTGGGACAACTGCCGGGCCTTTTCCTCGATGCTCGCTAACCTTGCTCGTTTGCGCTGGTTCTCGCCATTCCTGGCCAGGATCTCCTGCTGCTGACGGATGAGCTCCGATGCGCTGACCGGCTCCTCCGGCGCATCCGGGTAAAAGATCAGCTCCTCGGCAAAGTGCTTCTTCTGCTGGGCCAACTGGCCGGTAAAGGTGCGCTTGTCGTACATCGCCTTGATCTCCATGTCCCGGATGTGCAGCTCAGAACCGATGCCGATGATCCGCAGCAAAATATCTGCTTTTTCCTTGTCGGAAGCTTCCATAAAGCGGGGCAGATCCAGCGCCAGGGGCTCGATAAAAGCGTTGAGCAGCTGCTGGCCGCTGCGCCGTCCGGTGGGGTCGGTAACAGTAAGGCTGCTGTTCTTGCCCTTGCGCTCCACGATCACGCCATTGGAAAGGGTGACCTTGAGATGAGCTGGGGCAACCGAACCCTCTCTCTGCGCAGCATCCGGACGGAAGCGGTCGCCGCCCAGTGCCCACGCCAAAGCATCCAGCACACTGGTCTTGCCCTGATTGTTGTTGCCGCCTACAAGGGTCAGGCCCGTGGGGGACGGCGTGAGCGCAACCGCTTTGATGCGCTTGATATTTTCGACCTCGAGGGCCGTAATGGTTACAGACATTTATCGATTCCTCCTTGTCAGATCATCCGCCCGGCGGGGGCAGTCCTCCCGGTGGGCGCACCAGGCGCAGTCCCGGGGCTTTGGGGCACGGATGGGGCAGCGGAAAGGGTTGGGCTTGAGGGGCGGCAAAGGCTTGCGCACATCTCAGCACCTCCCTTCCAGGCGGGCGACCTGACGGCCGTAAGACCATCCGACTGCTGCGGCCGCCTGCACGATCTCGTCAATGCTCTGGTCGGTGGTCAGGCACCGCTTGCTCCAGGCTTTGGCCCGCAGCTGGGCCTGCTTTTGGAGGGCCTTCCGCTCCCGGAGGTGCTCCTGCTGCCAGAGGCGGTTCTGCTCCTGGCGGCGTCGGTCCAGGCAGTCCGTGCAATACAGCTTACGGCTGTTCACGCCCTGCATCACTGTGCCGCACATCTGGCAGGTGCGGGTATAAATGGCGTTACTCATCGGTTGGCTGCCTCCTCCCAGTGCTCATCCGGCCGGGCGTGCTGCCGATGCACCGGGCGGCCGATGCGGTCAGCGTCCTGCTCTGCCTGCTGTCCCGCCAGCACACAGGGGATGGCCAGCGCAAACACGGCTACACGCGCCA